TCTTTGTACAACAGCACGACCACTTCTAAATGTTCCACCAGAACCTGTAACCGAAGATGTTAATGCTCTTCCAGTCCAGTTAGTTTGCCATTCATTCCATACCGTTCCAAGTGAGATTTCATTTTGATTTGTGATACCACTTTGTCTTTGTAATTGGTCCCACGCACCTGTAGTTGAGTTAACTACTAAATCAGGAGTTCTTTGTGTTTCTCTCCATTCATCACTTGATGGTGTTAAATCTATTGTTCCCATCCAACTGAAAATTGCAAATGGGTTAACATTAATTGCTTTAGAAGCAAAAGGTTGATTTATTAAATCTACTTCTGTATATGGTAAAGTTAATACATCACCAGTTTTTTGGTAGTTTGCAGCTGCTCTATCAGTAGCAACTAGTGCTGTACCATCTTCGTCAATCTCTTCTAGTTTTACAGCGTCTTGGTTAAACAAAGGTCTTAATTCACCTTTTGCATAATCAATAGAACATCTGTATGAACCGTTGGTTACTTCACCGATACCGTGACCGTTAAAGTTATCTACAACAAATCCATTTTTAAATCTATCAAAACCATCAGCGTCTTGTATCTGTAAAGATTGAGCCGCACTTTCTAATAAAGACAATTGAGTGTAATATTCAATTCTATCAATTTTCTTATCAATGGCACCAATATCTCTCATTGTATATCTTCTATTTTCTACCGTCTCATATGATACATCATCTGGAGACAATGTATAAGGTGGTAAAGAAATAGTGTATAGGTGCATTGCGTTATCAATAGAACCTGGTTCTTGTGGTATACTATCTTCAGCACCTTTAAGTACTTCAAAAGTACCTTCTTTATTTAAGAATAGTTTATCAACTCTTCCTTTGTAAAATTCGTGGTCTGTGGTTACATTTGTTTTAAACTTAACAACTTCAATTGAAGCTGTTGCAGGATAAGTTCTATCTTGTGTACCAGAGTTAATTGTACTTGCGTCAGCTACTCTAGGTCTAAAGTCTAATGTGTCTCTTAATTCATAAGTTTCTCCTGAAGTATCAGAAGTATAACTAGGTATATCTTCGTAATCAATAATACCTGAATAACTATCTACACTAAAGAAGTCACCAGAACCGTGTGTAAAATGATTAAATGTAATTAATAATTGTCCTGTTGGAGCTAAACTATTTTCTTTTCTAACTATTCTTGCAATATCATAGAAGTTATCTCTTTGTCCACTATCAAGTGTAAATCTATCTGTAATGTCTGTATCACTTGCAGTAGGTGTAGTACTAAAGTCAGCAGCCATTTTAACAGATACTAATTGATATCCGTCAGCAACACCTAATGAGATATGATTTGCAGTTGCAGCTCCTGAAGTTGTAATAGTTGTTGTTGCGTTTGATACTAAATTTTTTGATTTTTCGTTTTGTGCAGATTTAGATATAGTCGCAATAATTTTTACTTCGTGGTCAGAATGATTAGCACCAAAATCTAAAGTTAATGAACGACCTACTGGAGAACCACCTAATGTGAAACAAGCAACACCTTCGTGGTTATTACCTGTTGTAGATAGTCTGTCACCTGCTGTACCAGCAGAAGATGAACCACCTGCTGACATAATAGTTACCGAATAATCTAATTCTTGTTGGGCAACAAAAGTTTCACCTGTGTTTGCAGTAATTGTAATATCACCAGTTGAAGATAAAGAACCTACAAATGTTTTTCTTACAACAAATGATGTATCAGAAATACCAGAGTTGTCTGTTGTTTTTAATGTTTTAATTGTTGAGTAAGGTAAAGAGAACAATGAAATGTTTTTACTTGCGTCTTGTAATTTTCCTCTTCTTCTTATAATCAATGAGTTTGAAACGGCAGTTGTAGAAATTGCACTATCAAGTCTAATTGAAGATGAATTGATAATGTTAATTACCGTTCTAGTTAAAATAGTACCAGCCGTTGTCGCAAACTGAACACTATCTCCTACTTTTAATTCTGTTAAAAATTGCGTATTGAAACCGGTTACATCAGAAGATGAAGCACTAATGGAAATATTACCAGATAATGTTTTATTTTCTCCGTATGTTCCAGATAAATCAGCTTGAGAAGTATATACTGGACTTCCTGCCATTGTAATTTCTTTTACATCACTTGAACCGTAATGTGTAAAACCTAGATTACCAAATACATTTGCTTTTACTACAGCAGTATTAGATGAAGTACCACCAGTGATTGTTTCACCTGGTATAAATTCACCTTGTACACTTGATAATACTATACAAGATGTTGAGATAGTACCACCGGCACCTGCACCAGAATGTCCTGTACCATCAACGGCAACATCATCAGCGTCATACAATTCAAATTCTCTTTTTGCAACACCACCAATTTTTTGTCTTACATAATAAACATTGTCATTTAATTCTACTTGCGTAGCGACACCTGTTATCGTAATTGCGTCACCATCAGAAAGTTCTACATCAGCAGATAATGTAATCTCTACTGGATTTGCAGCTGTTGATGAAGTGATTGCAGCTGTTGTATTTGTTGAAACACTTTCTTTAATACCGTTAGCACCTGAAGTAGCACCAGTGATTGTTTCACCATCTGTAAATACTACATTTGTTGGAATTTTTATATGACTAAACATTTCTACATCAAACAAATAATGTTTGAATATATTACTTGAAGAAGGAGATATATTTGACGCAGTTGAAATACCAGCACCTGTCGTTGCGTTAAATTCATAACCTTTAGATTTTGCACGACCAATGTCTTTTACTTTGTTTTCAACATTTGTTGATATATTACCAGCAGTATATGCCTCACTAGCAAGTTTTAATTGTAATCCTTTAAACGCTTCTGTCTTACCGGTTACAAAGTTAATGTCTGGAGAGTTATAAGCGTTTGATACATTGATGAAGTTACCAACATCAAAGATAGTATTGAAACCATTTTCAGTTCCAGTACTTTTTGGTTTATCAACAGGAACAAAAGTTGTTCCAATTTTATCAACTTCATAACCTTTTACATATGCTTTACCAGGAGATAAACCTAATGCAAGTTTGTTAGCGTCACCACCAGCGGCAGCAGTAAAGATACCTCTATTACCAGTAGTATTATCTAAATGTTCTCTAATATCTAAATCAAATGGTCTGATTGTGTAATCACCACTTTCGTCAGCAGTTCTTCTTGCTAATGTGTCTTCCAAAATAGAGTATTCAGTTGTTCTAACCCTATTTTGGAGAGTACCGTTATCTAGTCTCAATAACTCTATGAAGCTTGAATCTAAAACGGAAGTGTTTGTAAGTTTAGATAGCGTTAAATCTACTTTAAATCTGTGAGCACCTGGAGCATTTGCGTTTGATGAACCAGCTGCATTGTCTACAAGTGAAGGATCTAAATTCGGGGTTACAAAACTTTCAGTAACCGTTAGACCTACTCTATAAGATGGTGTGTTTGTATACTTGTCTAATACAATTGATTGTTTTGCAACATTAACAGCATAACCATTAATGTAATAAGTACCGGCTGCAACTGAAGCTGCAGAACCAGTTTCAGCACTTGTAACCACAGCACTAATATTTGTACTTCCACCAAATACACCTAAAATTGTTTCACCAGCAACAAAGTCTGGTGTTTGATTTCCAGTTCCTGTTTTAGTATATTTTACATAAAGAGTTGCAGGGTCAGTAGAAGTTGCAACATCTGAATTAATTACTTTTGCAACAACACCAGATGTTTGACCGGTTACTTCTAATCCAACAAAGTCTGCTAGAGTAGTTGTACCTGTAAATGATGTTAACTTAATCGCATAGTATTCCAAGTCGTAAGTAATCTCACCAGGAATCATTTGAGCACCTTGCTCAAAGATATGGTTACCCATTTTTTCAAATTGGTTTTGTAATATAGTTTGCGATTGTGTTAGTTCTCTAGCCTGTACAGCAAATGCTGGTCTAAACAATATTCTATGAAAGCTTTTATCTTCCGAGAAATCGTCATAGTACGGCGAGAGGTTAAAGTCAGTTGGACTTGGCATTTATTTTCCTCTTTAAAATTCTATGATTAACTTAACATTCTCCGTTTGGTCAACACTTCTGTTAACCGGTGCTCTATTCTCAATGTACATTACATCGCCAGAGTCCTGGTCAAGTTCAGAAGTTGCATAACCAGAAACTAAAGAAACATTATTAACCGTTTCAGTATTACCAGTTGGTGTTCCTGTTGCACTTGAAGTAGAACCTGTAATGACATTTATTCCACTAAATGCAGTTCCATTTCCTGTTGCGTCAACACCTTCATCATTATATCTTGTTTGTGTGTAGAATAATAAATTGTTTGCAGTATCAAATTGTACTACTTTACCTACAGCACCTGTATTCGTTTGTGTAATTATTTCATCTGATTGAAATGTACCAGCACCAGAATTTAATCTAACTGCTTTTGTTGCTCTTAATGTTGGTGTACTTACAGCTGCACCAGCAGATTTTGGGTCTCTAATTAATGCAACTCTTCTAAAATCGTTTGCAGTTGTAAAGTCACCAGAGTTTGCTGTTTCAGCACCTTCAAATGAAGTATTAAGAATTACAAAGAAACCACCTAGTTCTTCGTGTGGGTCAAATCCGTGACCACCTTTTGGACCGATAATACAATCTAGTTCAGCACCAGTTAAAGCACCACCAGAAGCAGCATTAATATCTGCTACTCTTACATTTGCAAAAGTATATCCTAACGGTGTTCCTGTTGGAAGAACAGCAGTAACCGAACCACTTGAAATCGTAACCGTACAAGTTCCGTTTGTACCATCTCCTCTTATAGGAATATTAGTAAATGTTCCTGCAGTACCACCAGTACCAGCAGTTTTAATTTTGATAATATCTATTGCGCCATCTTTAGCATTTGTCGTTGTTGTACTATTTGTTGAGATACCCATAAAGTCTGTTGATAAAAAGTTTGCTTGTTGAGCAGCAGACATAGTGTACATATATTTCCACTTGTAACCATCAGAAGTTTCTAAAATAAGAATAGAAGCGCCAGTCGGTTCTATCGTTGATGGTGTATTGTTATCGTTATCTAAACATTTGTAAACTTCAAAGTTGGAATTAAGAACATAGAAGTTTGCGTCATATAAATTCGTTGCACCACTATGAGCAGATTGAACATTAGTAGTTCCTGTAATTCTGTTACCATAATCGTGTCTGTAAATATCGTAAGTTGTACCTGTTGTCCAGTTAATTCTTGGACACGCAAAAGATACATCTGAGCTTGTTACCCTCTTAGCAGCAAGTAAGTCATCAAATACATCATATTCGTCTTGTACTGAATCTGCTGGGGTTACTGGAGCACTATCTGTTCCAATGTTTTCTGTTCTACCATCTGGTCTAGTTTTAGTACCATATGCAGTAGGTTTTCCAATACCTAGATAATAGATATTAGGAGTTGCTTCACCAAATGATTCCTCAAATTGTTGAGCATTATTTCTTCTAAATTTGCTTGTTATAATTGCTGGCATTGTTTAATTCCTATGTTCTTTGATATATTTATACATCTTCTTGTTATGCTATATTAATTACTCCGCCCATACCACTATGTGAAGTACATTGATAATATAAAGTTGAGGGTGCGTTCATTGGCACCGTAAATGTTATTGTTCCACTTCCAGTGGTGTTATTCGTTACCCCAAAACCGTATGCAGAACCACCTGACGCAGTTCTAATTTCAAATGGGTGAGAAGACGCATTTATCACAAATTGATAAGTATGTGCTTTCTTTAAATAAAGCGTTGGGTCATTCTGTACTGATGGAAAACCATCACCATCAAATACATAATCAGTTGAACCACTTGCTGTTACCGTAAATTGTGCTGATATTCTAGTTGCAGGAGTATAATCATTAGGTTTCCATTGACCAGTACCACCTACATTTGTCCGTATTAATACTTGTCCATATGAAGGAGGAGTACTTGATGTATCAACATCATTATGTAAATCAATTGAATCATTTTCTGATAATAAACTAATCCAACCTGATGAAGTAGCAAAGTATGCTTTTAGTGTACTTGTTGCAACAGCAAAAGCACCTGCACTTGAAGTATTATTTGGAAAACTTGCTGTATTAGTAAAATCTGCTTTTACAATTGAACCAGAACCACTTAATGATATTTTACCAGTTCCTTGAATTGTAAATCCTGAAGTATCAAGGTTACCACCAAGACTTGGTGCTGTATCGGTTACAACACTAGTTGAAATTGATTGTGGTCTCCAGTTTGAAGAACCTGCATTCCATATTAGTGCTTGTCCACTCGTAGGCGCTTGTGTAGTTGTATCAACATCATTTAAAATATCTATAGATGAAGTTGATGATAAAATTTCGTTCCAAGTTCCGTTAGCTGCATAGTAAGATTTATAAGATGTTGTATCAACAGCAAATGCACCAGCATAAGTTGTTGCACTTTCAAATCCTGCAAGAGCATTACCACCTTGTGCAATATAAGAACCTATATTTTGACATCTTAATTGAACATTACCAGAAGTTGTTCCAGTAAGAGCAACATTGTCTAAAGTTTTGTTTGATAAAGTTTGTGTATCTGCTAAGGTTACAACATTTGAGTCAATATCAAATCTAATTGTGTCATCTAAAACCGTTGAAGTTAATCCTGTACCACCTGAAAAGTTAAGAACATCGCCTACCGTGTAAGCGTCATTTGCTCCTGCGTCAGCAGATAGATTAATTACAGAACCTACTTGTTTCCAGTACATATCGGCAGCACCGTCTGTTGCAAGTACATATGTTGATGTACCAGCACTACTTGGAAATCTTAATGAACCAAATTTAAGTCTACCTGTACCTTGAGGTATGATATTAATATCGCCACTTGATGTAGAAACAATATCGTGTCCATTTACATCTAAATTCCCACCAAGTTGTGGAGTTGTGTCTACAGATATATCACCAGCAGCTGCTGAAGCAGTTGGTTCAAATCTACTATTTGTTGTAGACCATTGAAGTACTTGGTTAGATGAAGCACCAGCGGTTGTTATCTGTAATGCAGAACCATCACCTAATGCTGTGTAGATTTCATCAAAGTTATCGTTAACTTTATCACCACCAACACGCAGGTTATCACCTGTACCGTCATTCGCTGTAGTTCCTAATCCTATACTTTGTTTTGCCATATTTTTATCTTCCTATCCTAATATTTATAACCGTTTTATCCAGTTGAGCTAAACTTCGCCGTTCCACTGCTAAATTTTTTCTGTGTATTACTAAATCTACCTTGAGGAACAAGTATTGTTGCTGGGTATGTAATATAAGTCTTTGCAATAGTAGTTATATCTCCATATTGCAAGTCTGTACCATCAGCTGCAGTATTTGTACCCATTGCCTTTAATTCTGCTACTCTAGCCCAATTCATTGAAGAAGCAGCCATAGATTGTTGAAAGTATTTATTGAAACTTCTTAATCGTGGTCCTGCATATACAGACCCAAAGTTTGTATTGACCGTTCTAAAATTATAAAATGGTTTAAACTGAAACGAGAAAGCAACCTTTGTTCTATGTAAAGTTAAATCTCTTGTATTTGTTGCAAAAGGAGATTTAGCACTTTGTACAACATCAGCAGGTACACCTTCTTGTAATGCGTTAGAACCACTTGCTCTTAATGTAGTACCATCATCTACGGTACCTAATCTTCTTCCAAAGATTGTACCAAACAATGTATTCAATACAGAAATAAATGGACTTGCCACAATACCAGTAACCCGTCCAACAACAGGCATTCTATTTTTTGCATTAAGTCTACTTTCAATATTTACTTGTGCAGTAAAGTAGAAACCAGCAGGGTGCATTGTCTTTTTAAATGCGTCTCTCCATAAGTCAATTGTACGACCTACTTTAATTACATAAGAGAAGTCCTGATAGTATAAACTATCTTGTACTTTCATTGTTGTTTCTGATAAGTGACCATCTTCTGAAATATATTTACCTTCACTTGTAGAAGTACCTACAACTTCAACCGTTGCAGTTGCTAAATCTGTTTTTGCCATTAGACCGGTAACACCTGAAATACTACCTGTCATTACTTCGTGTCCAACAAATGCACCTGTAATATCTTTTAATCTTAATAGACCTCTACTACTATCCCAAGATAAAACTACACCAGTATTACTTGATGTGCCACCAGTAATCGTTTCTCCTGCAACATAATTACCTGTATGACCTAATATAAGAATTGCTTGTGGTAATTTAACCGTTGGTGGAGATGGACTTAAATCGTGTTTAAGACCAGATTCAATTGTAGTAATACCTAAAAGTTTTCCAATTTCAGTTCCATATGCGTATATCTCAGCAGATAAACCATTATCACTTGTAACCGTAACCGTAGGTAAACTTGTATAACCTGAACCACTTTTAATTAATCTAATATCTGTAATATCACCAAGACCACTTTCTAAAACTATTTTATCACCAGGGTTGATGTCATTCTTACTTGTTGCGTCTT